CTAGCGTAGCAGTCGTTGCAATAATCCGGCATATCCATAACCAATACTGCTTTAGACATATTTCACACTCCTTCCAGTTTTTCGCACCGCTCAAATTCAATTACCCACACCCACGGATTAGCATCCCAGCCGTAGCGGTCAATGTCGGATTTCTTGATGGTGGAGTTCCAAAGTTTTTCCCATTCCATCATCACTTCATCACATTGACTGCATTGTTCTTCTGTCCCATAACAGCACTGCGAACCGCTTTCTCCGTATGTATTAAGACAATCCCAACAATCAGGATAAGCTCCCTCTTTTATCACATCAACCGGCTTCATCTCCTGCAACCGTTCCACTTTGACATCCGTAACCTTAAGCCAGATGCGTGCGGCTTCTTTTGGCATGTGAATGGATGGTTTCCATTTTGTAATATCTGCAATATCATTTCTTTGCCAATCTTCGTAGTAATAGTATCCGTTCGGCGCCTTTTTCCATGTTTCCCGTACATACAGGATATCCCCCGGCTGATACGGTGGCTGACACAGCTTACTTATAATCTGTTTATCCTCTACCTCCGGATGTGCCTTGTGGTATGGGCTGTTAAGAATAGTTTCAACGTCATGTTTTAAAATTCGCCGAGTGCAAGTCTTTCTCCCATCCAGAATCGCCCGAACCATATCAGTGTTAAATAAAATTGGTTTAATTGCCATCTATACCGCCGCCTTTCACAATCTCGATTGCCTTTTCATAGGCTATAAGCATTCCTAATTCCTTTGGTTTATCATTTACAATATCATCAAGTACCCTATTTACTGGTACAAGGCTTTTCAGCTTTTCCAACTGCTCCACAACCTTGTCCGGGTCGTAGGCGGTCGGCATATTGTTAATCACATCTTTTACTGCATCATAATCTTTCATGCTTTCAAGACGTCCACTTAAGTTGTCTAAAACCAACCCAGCATCAATCAGTCTTCCCATCGTTCGCCCTCCTGTTCTGCATTAAAATGCAATCTCCGACATAAAAAATTGCAATCATCATAAATGACGCATCATCAATTTCAACTCCATTTTCCCAAGCTAAAAACAGAACTATGAACCATATCGCACTCATTCTTCATCACTCCAATCTAATTTCTGACCACAATGTTTGCAATATGGCATGTTCCATGCTATCAGACTCCTAATAACATTCATTTCTCCAAAAAAGTGCTTACAGTTAGGGCAAGATGCCTGTCCATTAAAGATTTCTATTTTCTTTGCCGTCTGCTTCTCTCTGGATTTCAGAATGCTGTCAAGTGTAAATCCCTGCTTTATGCATTCATCCTCAAACTTCATATAATTTTCCATATCATCTGGTGTTATATTACGTTCAACCATAGCTTTGCAGATTTCCAATGATTTACGGCATTCTTCCGGTGTGCCGATTGCGCGGTAAGCATCCCAAGCTGCCGCATCCTCGTAGGTAAGGATTTTGGCGTTTATTGGATGCGTGTTATCCGGTTCTTTCAGATATCGTTCCAGTTCATCCGTTACGTCCTCAAGGGATAGTTCTCCGCCGAACATATCCGTAAGGCGTTTTTCTAATGCTCGATACGGCTCAACCTCAGCTTCCAACTCCTCGATATATTCATCTTTATGGTCGCAGTTCACACAAATCTGCGTCGAACGGTTTGCAAACTCATTTTTGATGTTGGGATTAACAACTGACGTATGCCAGCGCTGTACCTCTTCCAGTGCCTGAATCGCCACTTCACATGACTGAATCTCTTTTTGCAGTTCTCCAAATTACTGTAATACTCACCCAGGCTCTTTTTTCTAACTGTAAACACTTTTGGAGAAATCAATAATAATTCAGCTAAAGCTTTTTTTGACTGCTCCATCGCGTTTTGAATAAAAAT